TCAAATAGGTTAGCAAGATGACCGCCGAAACGCTGTACATAAACAGCGTGACGGGCAGATTGCTGAATGGTTAGGTCTGTCACTCATCAGCCTCATCATCTTCAACTATTACAGGCTCTTCCTCTTCAACAGGTAGGTCATTCATACCTGTGTCCTCATTGACTATTAATGCTTTCTCTTCTTTTGCTGTACGCCCTGAGCCTGCAACCTCACCGCGCTGTAAATTCTCGTATAATGTCTCATATGAGATAGCGCCGCCCTGATATGCTGAAACCATGGCAGTTAAATCCTGGCCGCTCATACCTGTGGGGTTATAGTCTGTGTTCAACTCGTAAACAGCCTCTTCAGTACTGCCCATCCACATAGCAGCGAAATTCAACGCCTTAGTTAATGCTTCACTGATTGTGATAGCTACATCTGCTGTAGTGCTGTTCTGTGCAACTTGGTCTAAGCTCTTAGCTTCTGCGCTCTCAGCACCACTCTGTCGAGGCTTTAACGCTTCTGCACCTAATGCTGCCATACGCTGTTCATCGTCTTGTAATGATATTCTAAGCGCGTCAGCATTGCCGTTTGGCTGCAATATACCGAATGTCGCATCAGTGTTTCTGTTTGACCATTTAACACCGTTACCCATAAGCATGTTTTGACCGGAATCTGCGCCAGTCTCATACCATATAGTGAATGAGCTAAAATGGTTTTTACTGTTGTAATCTGCGCTTACCTGGTAGTGGTGAAAGTTCATATCTACAAGGTCATTAATGATAGATTTGTTTTCAGCACCTACCTCAACAAAGTAAAAAGGTATTTCATCTGATGTGCCGCCGTTAATAGTGACAGGCAATAGCTCTTCTATTAGCTCGCCGCCATCATTGTATAGCGCCTGATGATATACGCCGGAAACTAACTCTAATACTCGATATTGTTTCTCAACATCAACCTTGAAGCCTTCACGCTTAGTAACTAGCTCACACAGCACAACAAGAGACAGCTTCTCAACGTTATTAACTACTTCATAATCCCAGTTAATAATGTCCTCGAATTTATATGATAGCAACTTAGGTCGTAGGTTTTGCGCTTCTACATCGGCAATGCTTGAGCCTTCAGGCGTAGATGGCCTAGCAACTAATATCCCAGAGCGAGGTGATATCATGGCCTCGGTTGCTGCTTTCTTAGCTAAGTCACGCAACGAATTACCCTTGCTGTCTGCATTGGTATCAAGATATTCAATTGAAGCTGGTAGCTCTTGTACTGGCTTCTTTGAGAATATCAGACCTACCAAACCATCAACAGTTCTACCTGTTGCACCATAAAACGATGCGAGCGCTAGGTATTTAGTGTAAGCCGCTTGGCCTTCTTTGGTCAGTGATACGTTCTGTCTGAATCGCTGCTCACCGTTGTCATCATATGCAACAGAGCAACACATAGAAGCTAAGGGCGGTAAAAACTTAACACCACCACGCTTTACAGAACGTTCACCAGCAACAGCCGCGCGATTTCGTTGTACGTCTATTAACTGGTCGGTGTATTCATCTCTTGGTTCTGAAACTGTGGTCATATTAAGCCTATTAATTATGTTAGGTTATCGGCTTAACCGATTTTTGGTTATTATACTATCAAACGCGCTGCTGTGGTAGTGGGCTTGATAACCGGATATTTATAGTGTATTAGGTAGCCGTTTGCATCGACACTGTGGTCATTGTTACTCGTCTTATCTGGCTCACCTGCTTTATTGTATACCTGCTGCTCTAGGTTAGACGTATGCACAGAGCATTGTTTAACATTGACAAAGTGCAATCTTTTAATGAAGCTCGTATTCATAGCTAATACCCTATCCTTTACAAACGGGTTTCTATTCTTAGCATATACCTGAAAACCTGCTTGCTGTAGTAGCTGTATGGATGACTCAGACGCGCCTTGAGCGTTCCTGTTTTTACCACTTGCATCAGGATATATATTAACCTGACAATTCTCATACCGCTCAGTTATTGTCTTAATAATGCTTGGTGTATCATACCCGCCTGTTATCTCATCAACGTCATAGCATATGCCCTTACGGATAACAGAAATAACCGCGCACATGTTTGTCACGTTAAAATCTAACCCTATATGCAGTGCCTCACGACCGTTCCATATAACATCAGTGTTACATGCTACTCTATCGAACTCATTGTACACCGTACCAGATGTAAGGTTAACAAAGTCGCCCTCAATATAAGCATTAATCAGCTCACCTGGGTAAGTCTCTTTTAATGTGTCAATGTAGTTGTCGGGAAGGTACTTTTCGTTTTCGTATGTCGAAGCCTGAACCATTGAATAACTTTTGGACGGGTCTTTTTTAAATTTCGAGTAGACAAATAGAAATCCTTCTGGAGTAGTGGTAACACCTATACTATTCTCAACGCCTTCAATCTTTAAGCGCATACGAGCAACGATTTTATTCCATGCGTGATTGGCTTTCTCTTTTGGTAGCACATCAATTTCATCTACCAACGCGCGGGATATTTTAAAACCTACTATCGACTGTGGGTTATCCATAGAGCGACAAATAACAGTGCCATAAAAGAAGCCATTACGATACACATGCACCTCTTTGTTAGACTCACGGATTACAACTGTAAAGCCTAACAGATGTGCAGCCTCTTCGAATGTGGGATAAAAAATATCCCGCATTGATGGATAGCTTATACCGAAATAACCTTGGGTTGTACCTGGGTGCTCACCAAAGAAGTTAAGTAAATCAATGCAACCTATGAACGTTTTACCGCTACCAAATCCACCCACATATGCCCTATACGGCGTTTTAAGCACATTAAGGAATATGTTTTGCGGCGCACTAAGTATCGGCATTTGTTATCTTGACATCTTTCACCGGCTCACTTACTTCAAAGTTTATAGTTAATGGCTGAGCTGAACCGCTTGTGGTGTCATCTTCTTTGACCTTATAGCGTTTAGCTGCCAACCTTTCAGCATCCCATTCGATAGCGCGTATCTGTTCTTTGACCAATGTTATCCACACATTACCAGGTACATTTTGAGGTAAATTCTGGATATCATTGAACGCTGAGTCTATCAATTCGTGCCTTTCTTCAGCCTTCAAATGCGTTCTAAACTGTAGAGCCTGCGCATATTGGTATGAGAAATCTGTGTTTTTAACAAGCCATCCATTTAAAGTTGCACGAGGTGGCATGTCTTTTTGTTGGCATATTTTATGTACGGAAAGGCCGGACATGATTAAAGCGCAGACCTCACCGCCTATCTTCTCGTTATACTTTGTGGGTTGACCCCTTCCTAATGCCTTTGGCATGATATCCCCTTGAGAGATTAGCCGCCCTAAGACGGCTTAGTTGTTATACGTTTGACGTTACTGTACCTGAACCACCAGCGTTAACTGTAAAGTTAAGACCTAATGTTGTATCGGCTGCTGTTGTTCCGCCGTCTGCTGTCATGTCAATGAACTTAAACACGTCTTTGCTCGCGCTTGTATCATTGTAAATAGCAATAGTCTTACCAGTGATTGGATTAGACGCATTAGCACCAAAGCTAAAATCATCATAATCAAGCTTACTTACTGAGCCTGTACGTGTCCACGCGCTGTTCGTTAACGTTGTGTCTTGAACGTATGCGCCTGCGCTTGCAACCTTAGTATAATTAGCTATGCCAATTAATACCGCATCTTCGTCAATCACTGTAAAAGAATCGGTGATGATGACGTACTTAAAAACGTTGGTGTTATTGTTGTAAGTGCCTAATCCTGATTGTAAATCATATTCGCTCGTGCGTTTGCTGTCTGATAATGCCATGTTGTTTACCCCTTAAAATTAACTGAAATGTTTGATAATTGATATGATGCTGTTACACCGGATGGTTCATATTTTACACTATATAAGTCCGCTGCGAAACCCGCGCTAACTAAGCCTACATCTTGAGTTGCACCCGTTGATATAGATGGGTTAAGCGATACGCTTGCCGAGTTGATAACCTGCGGTGTGATATTGATAACCGCTTTGTATTCAACTAACGGGTCAAGACTAACGCTTGAGCTGTCAACTGTAACAGGTGATAGTATCAATGCACTGGTGTAATCAATTGATGGGTTAAAGCTAACAGAATTAGAGTTAACCACATTTGGTGCTATGTTTAATATGCTGGTGTAATTGACTACTGGGTCAAGACTAACAGAATTAGAATTGATAACCCCAGGTAACAAATCCAACGCTGAAATATATTTGACTACTGGGTCAAGACTTGAACTTGAGCTGTTAACAATAGTAGGAAATATGTTTAAAGCTGCACTGAACGATATGTTTGGATTCAGTGTTGAAGAGCTAGAATTAACAACACTAGGTTCAAGCAGCACCACAGACGCATATTGCAGTGTTGGATTTAATGCGCTAGAAGCTGAATTAATAACACTAGGTGCAAGCAATAAAGACGCACTGTACTGGATTACAGGATTTAAGCTGCTAGAAGCCGAATCAACGACACCTGGTGATAGTGCCAGTAAAGAAGCATATTGTATTAATGGGTTAAAGCTCTGACTATTCGAATTAATAGCCGCAGGTGTTAACTCTATTGCTGTAGCGTCACTATAAAACACCCATTGACTGCCGTCTGTTTGCATGTTTTGAAGTGTACCATCATTAGTTCCTACAGTATCCTTAAGAACTGAGCCTGTCCCACCTGTTGCGGATGGGTCGTAATATCTTATAGCCCCTGATGTATTTCCGTATTCAAAACTATACAATCTAAGCCAGGATGCGGACCCTTGCACAGACCACAAACCTAGGATTATTGGACTTAATCCTGCTGGTTGGGAAAGAGAACCTAAACTTGACCCATCTACAATCAGGTCATATCCTGCCGCTTCTCTTGTTATCCTTATTATTGTT